AGCAATGTCAAAACCAATAAAAGTCGAAAACGGAGTGGAATGGCATGACAATGGTACCATTCTACTCCTTCGTTGCCCGAATTGCAATCGCGAGAACTGGGCTCTATCAGTAGCCGGTGGCGTCTGCTGTTGGTGTGGTTATAAACCTAAACCATTAAAAAAATGATACTGCACCGCTTTTGCTCGAAAGCCGAGTATGACAAGTATATGGCCGGAGAAACGCTTGTCAACGATAAGGATCACGGCGCGGTACGCGGCTATGATGCTACAACTGCCGTGGGCTTTTGCTTTTTCGTGGAAAACCCGGAAGAAGTGAAACATCGTCTATCCGGAATTGTAGATTTCGATGTGTGTCTCACTGTCGAGGTCTCGCATACTAAGGTTTATCTTTGTCATGGCAGTTACCCTGTTAGGGTTAATGGCCGAGCGGTAGGCTCTGCAAAATTCACGGAGTTCTGCACCAAGACATACAATAACCGTGATTTTAAGTTGCTGCGTGCCGATACTTCGTTCAGTTCCTACTGCCCTGGGCCCGCAAAGCTGCGTGAAATGCTCCCTATGCTTTCATTCTTGTTTATGTGAAATGGAATTATTCGGAAACATCACCTTGCATGAGGGCGATTGTATGGATGTAATCACGTCAATCCCGGACAACTCTTTCGATTTGGCTATTGTTGATCCGCCGTATTTCAGCGGCCCGGAACGAAGACAATTCTATGGTAAGAAGGTATCTGACATCGGAGTTTCCAGAATCTATGTGAAATCTGAAAAATGGGTTGTTCCGACAGCTCTATACTTTGATGAATTGCGGAGAATCGCCAAATACTACATTGTATGGGGTTGCAATTACTTTGATTACATCTTCGACCATGGGCGTATCGTATGGGATAAGTGCAATGGGGCTTCATCTTTTTCTGATTGCGAGATTGCCGCAACGAATCTCATTAAATCAGTTAGACTGTTTCCGTATATGTGGAACGGAATGCTCCAGGGCAAAAGCATTTCAGAAGGACGTACTATGCAAGGCAATAAATCCCTAAATGAAAAGCGTATCCACCCTACTCAAAAGCCTGTTGCTCTCTATGCCTGGCTACTCAACACATTCGCAAAAGATGGGTGGAAAATATTAGATACTCATTTAGGGAGCGGCAGTTCTGCCATTGCCTGCGATGAATTAGGTTTTAGTATGCTTGGTATCGAAATCGATAAATACTATTACGAGGCGGCAAAGAATCGCCTTAAAAATCATCAACTTCAATTAAAACTATTCTAAAATGTTTGAAACTATTATTTCTATTAGTGTGGGGATTGTCTCCCTACTAATAGGCCTTTTACTCGGTTACACTTGGGGTAATCGGAAAGGCGAGTCATCGGGGTTTGACCGAGGATTACGTGCTCAAATAAGAACGAATGAAGCATTACTGCACGAATATCGCACCAAGTTTAATCGTTATCAGTGCTCCCGCAAATTCATTGTCCGTAGTGAGTGGGATATCGAATCCCTCACGTTGGCAGCTACTTCTCAAGTTGAAATGATGGGCGAATCCATCGTTCAAATGCTAATTAATAATAACGTGATTAAACCTTACGTTGTTTCACAAGAATTGCAAGGCTCAGATAATGTATGGACAGTTGGCGTTTCATTGTACTGCGCCAAGGATCCTGCTTTTGAAGAATACGATTCACTGCCTTTCATACGTCGACCACCACGGCAATAAAAAAAACATCACATTTTCGTTATTTTTTTGCTGAAAAATTTGGAAACCTAACGAAAACGTTATAACTTTGTAGTGCTAAATCAAACGAGATAATTGACACAATGAAATGGAACGAACTAATTAAGATTGCAACCGAAAAGGGCTACCGGTTGTACGCCCACGGTAAGAAACATGACATCTACGTCAACGACAACGGCGAGCGTCTGATAGTCGAAAGGCACGGCTCGCAGGAAATCCGAAAAGGCCTAATGAAAAACTTAAAAAAGCAATTAGGCTTCTAATCAGCGAGAGGGGGGCTTCCCTCCCTCTCGCTCCCCAAAAAAGATTATTAACTCATAAACACCCACTCGATATGAAAGTAAGCATAGAGAAACAATCTGACGGCACATATATAGCCTATAACACCACCGGCGAAAAGGTTCAGCTTATTGGCACCGGCGACACCGTAAAAGAAGCAAAAGAGGACTTCTTTAACTCCATTGATGAAGTCAAACAAAGTTACATTGATCTCGGCGATGAAATGCCCGCGTGTCTTGCCGAAAATATAGAGTTCCGCTTCGACATTTCTTCGCTCTTTGAATTTTATTCGATGTTGAATGCAAGCGCACTCGGTCGTTATCTCGGCATCAATGACAGCCTTATGCGTCAATATCGCAATGGCGCGAATATTTCCGACAAGCAGCTCGAAAAGATTGAGGCCGGTATTCATCGCCTCGGTTCAGAACTGGCCGCTCTTCGTCTTGTTTGATTTAGCGATCCATTTCATTACAAGAGTGGTCACGCCCTCGCCCTCGTCGGCGGGGGTGTTTTGTTAATGTCGCTAAATTGTCGTAACTTTGTGCTAAATTCCATAAAGCAAAGACAATATGAATAAACTACTTTCAGCCTTAATGGTTGCCATCCTACTCGTCTCGATAGGATGTTCTAATTCTTCAGGGGGTAAGTATGACAACCCTTCAGAAAGTGACTCTGACATGGAAGTGGCCGCACTGGCCGCTGCACAAAGATTCGTACATTCTGAGTATGCCGCTGATGCAGTCTTTGACGGGTCGCAAGTCACCATCGACCAAACGTCAGTCGAGAACCGCTACAAAATAATGCAGCGTTTTGACAGTGAGCAACGAGATGGTTATAACTTCATTTATCGAATTTGGGTGCAGAAATTCTCTACTGGCTGGGAGTTCGGGAACCTCAGCATCGAGAGAGCCGGCGGTGAAAGAGTGCTTACGGTAAATGGCCGCATGAAGGATATGGAGCAAAAAGAAATGACGCGAACAGAGGAATCTTCGGCCGATGGAGTAGAATACACCATCATTAAGCGTAACGCGCCTAATTATGTTCGCGTATATACACCTTCTCGCCTTGAGCGCGATGACGTGCTCAAAGTTTATAATCAACTTAAAGATCAATATGAGCAGATTCAGTTCTCAAAAAGCCGCAACCCGGAAGATGATGACTATTTGGCTATCTTAGACGATATGGTGTTTGAATATGATATAGACAAAATAACCAGCCTCTCAAAATATTGAAATAAATTTTTCTTCAAAAAATATTTGGTCGTGTCGCTAAGTTGTCGTAACTTTGTGGTGCTAACAAACACGACAGTATGCCTGTCACCCGGAGCGGAGGTTTAGACGCTCGACACTGCCGGGCATTTTTTATGCCCGCTTGGTAAGGATATTTGCTCCCCTACCAAATTACATACAGTAGCCTCTACGGCTACCATTCCGAAACATTTAATACGTCCCTCTGGGGTAGGCATTATGTGTTTGTTAGCAACGGAGTGGTAGCCGTTTTTATGTCTGCCAATTTGCTAACAAACACATAATGCTAAACGTTATGTATCAAACCATTCTATTCAAGGCCCCGGGCAAGCCTAACAACAAGCCCGTCGTAATTCTCAGCGGTCTCGCTTATGGCCGCTCATCGACAAAGTCGCTTCGCTCGGCGAAGAACTGTTCAACCTCTACCGCTGTGCGCCTCTCCAGCGCCCTCTCGTCGGCATGGAACTGGACGCGGTGCAACTGTACTCCGCGTAACATCTTCCGTGTCCTGTTCTGCGATAAGGTGTCGATGGCTGTGGGTGCCGTTGTTGTGGCCGCTATGTGGTGGCACAACATTTCTATCGACAACGTCATCGACGCTCAGGAAGCCGTCGCCTACGATTGCCTGTGCGGTATGCCCTGGGGCATTGTGTGGGCTGTGCGCTCCACATTCTCCGACATCAAATCAAACAAGAAAGGGGGGCGCCATGCACGGGGTTAAAGAAGATCTTCTCAACGTAGTTGCCCGGTGCGTCGTCGAGGACTGGGAGCGCACTGACGGCAATGTTGAGTATTGCGCTAACCGTGTCCGTGAATCCGGACTCACCACTGCCGACCTTTCCGACTTCCTTGCGGAGCGCGGTAAGGTGTGCCCGGTGTGTGTTACCACCGTGTTTGACTCAATCGTTAATCCTATCGATGACGAGGAAGGGGGTGAGGTATGATGTTCTTCTTCGATACCGTTCAGACTTTCTCAACCTCTGGAAAGTCAG